TTGTGGCTGCTCCATCGGTGGCATAGGTTGCGGCATCTCTGGCATACCTTCCATGCCTACGTCCATTTGCTGCTCTGGCATCTCAGGAATACCGCCAATTTGACCGTTAGACTCCATTGCAGCCGCCACTACGCCCATAGCAATATCTTGAATCTGCTGCTCGTTCATGCCCGCTTGCGTAGCGGTGATGCGCTGTGTCTCAGCTTGGTAAGCCTTAATCTCAGCCTCGTAATCCTTGCGGCGTTGCTCTTGCATCTCAATGGACTTGCCGACGTTCTGGAGCATGGTGTGCATCTGCTCCATCTCTTGGCCCATAGCTTGCATCTGCTGCTGTGCAGCTTGCAACTCTGGGTTTTCATCGGCATCGCTCATTAACTTGGGGTCAATGGTCTTGGCAAAACGCTTTGCCATCTCTTGGGCACCAGGCCAATCCATGTTCTTGACAAACAGGTCACCGGCCACTTGCCATAGCTGCGGGTTGCCTTGCAGTAACTGACCCATTGCCTCTAACGCCTCTTGGCGTTTGGTCGCGTAGCCTGGGCCGGTGGTAGCCACCACATCGTACTTGCCCACGCCAGGGTTGTAAATTTTGTCAATCACAATGCCTTCTTGATTGACAATCTTTTTGACCGGCTCTTGCTGCATCGGGTCAATCTTGACCATGCTGGTCTCGCCGTCCTCACCAATGATGCGAGCAATGCGCTGTGTGTCGTAGATTTTGGGAATTAGGTCAATCAGTTGGCGGGTCAGATACCGCACACCACGGGCCAAGTTGTCACCAAAGTGGTATGTCCCGACATCACCCTCACGCTGACGCGCAAGAATCGCTTTTCCTGAGCGCTCGTTGGATGTCATGCCCAAAGAAGCGTTATATTGGCCTGTGGATGCCTTGATGTCCTCAGAAGCCCCCGCTTTGGCCTGTAGGAGCCCGCTGGAGGCCATTGGCGGTTGGGCACGCTGTGGTAGTGGCAGCGTAGCGCCCGCGCCGTCTGTAACGTCTGGATTGACCTCCAAATACGGCCAGTTGGTTGTATTGGCGGTCTTCCATTGGTTTTCGTAGCCCTCAAACTGACCGCCGTAGCCGATAAATGGCGCTTTGGGGGCCAAGGCCAGCATCTCTGCCTCTTGGGACACCCAATAGTTGTACATCCGTTGGGCGTCCTTGGCGTTTCGCACCAAGCCGGACACATACAAACGGCCATCAACTTCAAATTCGTTGCCCACAATGCGGACAATCGGGATATATTTGCCCGCCCACTCGCGTTCTTCCAAGATTTCGTAGCCGTTTATCTTGCAATACTTGATCCGTGGCCGATCAGACTGCCTAGACTTCTTTGGCTTGCCATACATGGCCCGCAATTGCTTGTCTTCAGGCGTCCCCTCAAAGGCCGTGGCGTTGCCAGGGTACAAATTGAGCGTTGCATTGTCGTAATCAACGTAGTAGTAGTCCGCAACGCGAATGGTGTCCTCATTAAGCCACTGAGACAGGTTCTGGTCGCCCACACCAAGCGTTTGCAGGGTGGTAATGGGCGCTGAGTCGGGGTACATCCGCTCGTAATCGTCTTTGCGGATGTCTTCGGTCACAAAACAAAACTTGGCGTCCGCGCCGCAAGGGTCTTGAATTGCTGGGTCCATGTAAACCGAAAAACTGTTGCGAATCCGGCCAATTTTAATGTCTTGGTCAAAGGTATTGTCGTCGCAATACTCGGTCAGGATTCGGATGTAGCCTTCGCCGTATGAGACTTGGTTTTCGCAGGCGGTGTCGTAAGCAACATCTGCGTCCGAGATGTATTCAATATGCCTGACCATGCCGTTGAATACTTCTGCGACGGCGATGTCGGCCTTGTCATCGGCTGGAATAACTTTGCCTGTTGGACGGTTTTGTCGTTGGTCATTGGTGACTTGCCGGACGTGCTGCGGCAGTTTGTTGATGGTGAGACACGGGCGGGCGTTGATGGTCTGGCCTTGCACCGCGCCGCGAGTTGCCAGCACATCGGCAGGCCACTGCCAGTGGTTGTCGGGCGAACCAGCGTAAAACTTCAGGTCGTCAATCTCATCCTCGCGGGATTCAGACAGCGCCGATATTGCCATGTCCAAGCGGCTGCGGGCGGTTGCTAGTACGTTAGAACTGTCGTCCTTCTTACCGCCGCCATTAGCAACGTTACCTACCGCCACCATGCCTGTGTAATCAGCCATTATTTTTTACCCTTTGGGGCTGGGGCGCTGCGCTTAACGGCGTAAGCAATTGCCACCGCCTGTTTTACGGGCTTGCCAGCTTTGACTTCGGCCTTGACGTTTTTGCGAAAGGCTTCGGGTGTTTTTGATTTAACCAGTGGCATTGTATAACCTTTAATCGTCGCGGTTGTGGATAGTGCTAAAGGTGATTTTCACAGCTTCACTCAAAGCACCACCACCACCTTTGCGGTTAGCCAATGCAATGTCAGCATAGCCTGTACCAATATCACCAACATACGCCACATAATCACCTGCGACAGCCACGCCGCCCGATATGTTTAAGATTAACACATCATTGGTTTTGATAGTGCTATTGGTCATGCGAAAAATGACTGTCGTATTATTGCCTAGTGACGCATCGTCCATAGTAATGCGTCCAGTCGGGGTGTTCAGCGTCACAGGCGTGGATTTGCTAGTCAACTGAGTTACTTCGCCAAAAGCGCATGAACAATAGCCCAACTCCTCAGTAGCGTACACCGTAGTGCCGCGCATGAATTGAGGGTCGGTGCGGCCAATCACACCGCCATCAATGTCTTGATCGCGGTACGCAACGCCAATGGGTTTGCTGTCGCTCATTTATTTTTTCTTTGCCGTTTTAGCCGAGTCTTTAAAATCCTTGGCCGTTGGCGCAGCCTTGCTGCCAACCTTGTTCATTTTTTCTTTGCTGCCAGCAGCGATGCGCGCCTGTTTTGCGTGAATGTTTGCGTACAAGCCAGGTTTAGTAGCCATATCAACACTTCCATCGTTTAAGGGCAGCTTTAGCGCGTTCGCCGTCTTTGGCGTTGGCCGCTACAGCGCCCATTCTTGCACAAAATGAATCCTTGCGGCCCTGATCTGCTTTGGTCTTGGGGTTTGGGGCTGGCGCTTTAAGATTGGAGCCGGTTGCCGCATTGTACTTCTCGCGCCCCTTGGCCGTCAGGCCAGCGCCTTTGGATGTGGGCAGCTTCTCGCCACGTCCAACAGATAAAGATACTTTTTTCATGAGCCCATCCATGATGTGTGCATTGCGCCGTCTTGAGCGTTATAGCGGCGAGTGGGCTCAGTATACTCGCGGTGAGCCACAGGAAAAGCAAACGTCACGCATATAGCGTCCGCTGCGTCTGGTGATGCTAAACCCCGTGCTTTCATTTCTTTCTTGCTCTCCAAGAAAATTGTTCCGCGTGAATCAGGTTTCATTTTAGGCGAAATCAAATCCGTTTTCAAAAACCTGTCGGTAGGGATACTAGCAGATTTCAACCATTCTCGCATCTCACCCCACATCTGCGCGCGCATATTTCCGTACATTATCGGGTTTTTGGCCTTATTCCCAAAGTTCACGCCCTTAATCTTGTACCGCTGCTCTTTAAGCCTGTCCACAATTCCAGCCCCCAACCCGCCCTCGTCGATCACCACCAGAGTCGGCTTGTACTCTTCAATCGCGTCAATTACATACCCCACGACCGTCATCGTGTCGTCGCCCCGGTGCCGCGTTATGTTAACAATATCCCGTCCTTGCCTAACCGCAATCACCGTCGCATCAGCCCCAAACCGCGCAGGGTCAACGCCAATAATAATCGGGGCCGACAAGTCCTTGTACCTGTCCCGCTTCATAGCCTCGTCCACAATGTCCGAACCAATAAACTGGTCATCCCCAGCACTAGGAAACATCCCGTAGACCTCGACGTGCGCCTGGCTACTGTCCGGCCCATACTCCTGAATGATCCTTTCATACACCTGTTTATCCGTCCCCTCCACCGTGCGCGCGTCCACCACCCTAGTCTGCCAAAACGCACGCTTAGAGTTAAACGCTTCGTAAAAATACCCCGTGTTGCGCCGTGGGTTAGAAAACGCCAGCCAAAACCTATTGGGCGTGTTCTCCGTAAAAAATCCACCAGTAACCGACCAAATTGGATCAGCAATACCCGACGCCTCATCAAAAATTACCAACACACCATCATAGTTATGCACACCAGCATAAGCATCAGGATTCTCTTCCGACCACAACCTACCCTCTACACCCCAATACCTCGTCCCCTTCTTTAAATCCGTTTCCACCAACTCAGTCAACCACTTAGCAGGCGCAACCCTAGTTGCACTTACCTCAAACCAATGCGAGTTAAGTGACATTGCCAACCACTTAGTAATCTCAGCCCAAGTAATACTCCTTAACTGATTCTCAGAGTTAGCTGAAATAATAGTCGTGCTGCCAATTCTTGTAGACACCATCCATATAGTCAACCATGAAACTAATGCCGACTTACCAATACCGCGACCACTAGATACTGCTTCTTGCAATACTTTATACATTATTTCCTGATTAGATACAGCACCAGTAACTAACTCATTGTTAACCTTTATATGGTCAGTAATATCTTGCAGTATCTCCCTTTGCCATTTTCTAGGCCCAGAAAAATGTTCTAGCGGCGTACCTTTGACACCCCACGGAAATACATACTTAACAAACGCCAGTGGATTATCCTTTAACACCGGACTCCAAAGACGTGCCATTAATTCCTGCTCATCTTCTGGTTTGTATATCGTGGTTTGCATATTAATATATTTTAAAAAAATGCCGAAGGCATTGGTTTATTAAAAAAAATAAAAAAATTGTTTGTGAAGGCTCCGTTACTGTTGGCCCAATCGCTCGGCCCTACCCCTCCCCCTCGTCTGCACTTTGCACAATGCTTGCACTCAAGCGAGGTGCAACATCAATTACGTCAACTAGGCGAGACTGCGCGGCAGCTAGTGCGCCTGCGATGCTTATGCGATTGTCGGATACCTGCACGTCCAGGCGGTCGCCGTACACCTTAGGGGCGAGCTTAGATAGAAACCATTTGCGGGTATCGACTTGTAATTGACGTTGACGCACTAATGCATTGTCAGTCGCGCCATTGTCTAGCACTGGAACCGGCGCATCAGCCAGTTCAAGGATTTCATCAGCCATCTTGTCGAGTAGTGCCTGTCGCGCGCGAGCGTATTGTTTTGATAGGTCGGGGTCTGCGTCAACCGCCCGAAGGAATCTGGCAGGGTCTAGGCCTGTTTTGATGCATGCCTTGCGAAGTGATAACCCCTCAGACACCATAAAGTCAACCACTAGGTTAGCCATTTCAGCCCTATCTTTTGTTGCAACCGAACTCATAAAAATACCCTTCCAATTTAATCAACTATTACGCATAAATTATTGCACAACGATTTGCACTTTTGCATCTCCCTTAAGGGAGAGATGCAAGAAGTGCAGAATAATCGCTGTTTTGTCCCCCTTTTGCACTTTGCACAAATGCAAAAAAGTGCAAAAAGTGCAAATCACCTTAGGGTAAACCCTAGTGTCAATTCTGTAAATTGATACCGTACTATTGCAATAAATTCTGTTACACTAACATCTAAGCCGATGCAATAGTGTATCGGTGTAACAAAAAGGAAAGCATCATGGCACGCAAACCCTACACTTCGACACTTCCAAAAATAACGGAAATTGAGATCAAGACAATGGAATCCTGGCTAGCGACTGGCGCCATTTTTCTGACTGACACCGGATCAGAGAATTTGTATTTTGTAGATCAATTCGGAAATCAGTTCTATTGCAAGTGCTATCCGCAGTGACAGCGCCAGTCCCTGCCTATTTCGTAGGCAGTGGCGGGAATTGTCCCGTTAACCCTTGGAGAATTTAACTATGTCAGACATAAAAAACCATGTGCAAGAAATAGCCGATATGCTTTCAAATGGCTTTGGCGATGAAAAAAATAGTGACGGTGAAGATTTCAGCGCCTTTGATTACTTACAAGATGCTTTGGATATTGAATACATTGTCAATAGTAAGGGTGACTATTTAGGCGCTCGCGTATTGGTGACCTTTGGTGGGCCTAATATCTGGGTCAATACTCGCACCAATACAGTAGAGGGCCATTGGTGGGGTGACAGCGCCTATGCATCATT